GTCGATGATTGCCTGCATTTCTTTGAAGGAGCGGTACTCCATCTCGCGGTCGGCGAAGCGCACCCGGAGCACGCCGCTTGCGAGCGCGTTCTTCATCGCGGCGATCTGTTCTGCGGTGTAGGGCATGGCCTATCTTTCGAGGAACCTCGACCGGACGACGCGGCGGCCCGGAGCTTCGGCGGCGTCGCCTGTGGCCTGCGCTAAGTTGCGCTCCAAGACACGCCAGTCGTCTTCGGTAAAGCGGTCCATCCCGAAGATGGCTGCTCCGGCGCGAGCGTAGACGCGCGCGTCGAGCGCCTCATTCCTCCGGTTCGGTATAAGCTCCCAACGGCCATCCACCATGGATTCCGCGGTCAACTGCCGGAAGTACTCTTCGTCGTAATGGGGAAAGTGGCAGAATCCCGCCGGGTACGGCTCGCCACACTTATCAGCCGGCTTGCGCAGCCGCAGCCAGTTGTAGAGCTGCTGTTTGGCCACCGGCGTGCCGAGCAACCACAGCCGCACGCCCCACTTACGGCTGCCGCCATCCACCACTGTCGGGCGCACCAAGAGCCGGTCGGTCGCGCCAGTTCCTTTCACGGCAACCGCAGTCTTTGGATAAGGCGCGGCTGCACCCGCCGCTTCCGACGCGGCGCCCCAAGAGGCCTGTGGATGCTGCCGCACCCAGTCGTAGACGACTTCCGGGTTGTAGCCGGCATCCACGCACATGACGCGGATCGGCATCGCGCGGCCGGAGGCATGCGGGAGTTCACGCTCGAGGATCGCGTCCAACTGCCGCCAGATCGCGGGCTCCGCCGTGTCGCCGGGCAACACGATGTAGTCCACCGACCACGATTCTTTGTTGCGGCCCCAGCCGACGATCTCCACTTCGATACGGTCGCGCTGTACATCGGCGCCAGCCGTGAGGAACAGTGGGCCGTTCGGGACCGTACCGATCCGGTAGTCCTCGCGGCGGTCGTAGAGCGGTTGCCAGTCGGGCGCATCCCCGCGCTGCTGCCACGATTCGCCCAGCACCAGGTTCACGAACGACTTCAGCAGTTCGACATCTTTCTGTGCTTTCTCCCAGTCGTCGGCGGCGCGCTCCCACGAGTACCAACCGACCGGGCTGTAAAGACTCGACAGATGATACCCGCGCGTGCGTCCGTCACCTTCGGCCGATGCCCGCCACTCGCCACGCGGCAGCATCCAACTCTTCTGGTGATTCGCGATTGCCTGTTCGCAATGTTCGCAGAAGTAGGCGGCCTTTCCTGGTTCTCGTTTGGGCCAGCGAAGACGATCGAATTTGAGCACCTGATACTGTTGGCAGTGCGGGCACGGCACCCAGAATCGCCGTTGGTCGCTCTCGGCGAAAACGGCCTCGATGCGGCTTTCACCCATGATCAGCGGTGTTGAAACCATGTAGATCTTGCGCCGCGAGAACGTGCGTGTGCGGGCGCACGCAAGGTTAACCGGGTCACCTTCGCCGTCGACGTCGCCGGGGTAGGCATCCACTTCGTCGAGAAACAGATACCGGACCGCCATCGAGCGCAGGCCCACGGCGCTGTTGGCGCCGGTCATCACCAGCACGCCGCCAGGAAACTGCTTCGACAGGACGGTGTTGCCCGAGTCGCGCGAGCGCGGGCTTTTCACCAACGCCCGCAGCACTTCGCTCTCCTCGATCAGCGGATCGATGCGTTGTTTCGAGTTCCGCTTTGCGAGCTCGACGGTGGGCTGCACCACCATCATTGGTCCAGGCGCCTTGTGAACTACGTAGCCGACCCAGTTGTTCCCGCCTTCTGTCGCCCCGAGCTGTGCTCCTTTGACAAACACGACGCGCTCCACTGGACAGGACGGTGACAGCGAGTCCATGATCTCCCGCATGTAGGGAGTGCGATCGCTGCGGTAGGGTCCGGGTTCACTGGCTGCCTTACCCGACAACCGGCGGTACCGGTCCGCCCACTCCGACACGGTCAGTAATGGGTCTGGCCGGAGGCCGGCATTGAACGCGTCACCGTAGATCTGTTCAACGGACTGCTGGCTATCCGCCATGATCGGGAAGCCCCGCAATCTCGACCAGGACGGTGCGGATCTCGTTCGAGAGTAATCCGTGAATATGATCCAGATCGATCTTCGCCAATACGCTATCGCCAACCTCGGGCGCAATGCCTAGGTCTTGGCAAACTGCCGACAATGCGCCCGCCAAGTCGGCGCGGATCTGCGCTGCCACCCGGTCCGGAATGATCATCATGTGGTCGCGAACCGTGCGGCCTTTGGTGAACCCGGCGATCGTGACCTGATCCGCAGGCACCAGCTTGCCGATGCGCTCCTCGTATTCGAGCTTCGCCAGGCGCGCCGTGTAAATCTCGCGCACCGCCCGCGATTGAGCGTAACTGGGCCCCGACACACCTGCGTCGCCCGTAGCAACAGGGCCTCCGTAGTTCGTGTTGCGCTCCCAATCGCGGTCGGCCTGATTGACATCAATCTTGCCGTCCGCAGCCGTGCGAATGCGGCCCAACTTAATCGCCTTCTGTACGGCGGCCAGGCTGACGCCCCGGTGCCGCGCATAAGCGCGCTGGCTTACGAGCCCCATGGCTTCTTTCCCGCAGAATGTAGAACTTTCAACTTGCTTTCCGGCCGAACCGAAGGGATGAATGTCATCGATGACACGAACCGCCAAAACCATCAAGCAAAACGCCGCCGGCTGCTATGCCGAACGGCACGCCGAAGCCCAGGAACTGCTGAAGCGCATCGCGGCGCGCCTGGCCGACCACCAGAAGCGCCAGGCCCAGGAGCCCGCCGATTGGGGGTACGCCGGTGACCTCGGCCGCATTACCGAGCAACTCGCCTACGTGCTCGCCGACCTGGGCGACCGCAGCGCGGTTGATGCCAAGGGCCTCGAGTACTGAACCACCAGGAGACTCACCATGACTGCACAACCCTACATCGAATGCTCGCTTTGCGACGAACCCAAACCGATTCATCGCGAACTCGTGCTGACCAACCGCGAGGGCCTTCTCCTCGACCAGGCCCGCTTCTGCCGGGACTGCTGGAACGACATCCGGCAGTCGGTCGAAGACGCGAGCGGCCTTATCGACCGCCGCCAGGAGGATTGAACGCCATGGCCATCACGCGCGAAGAGCTAATCGCTTGGGCCACGCGGAACGGATGGAAGCTCGACCGCTGGGGCCACTTGAAGAAGGAGTTTGACAACGGCACGCACCGCCTGAAACTCAGCCGCATCGCCGCCCGGCACGAGCTCGCGACCCCATTCGGCTGCTATGCCGAATTCGGCATAGCGGCTGGGCGAAAGTTTCGAGCGGCTACTACAAGAACTTGCACCTCACCGCCGACGATCAACTCGCCGGCATGACCCGATAGAAAGGAACAGCATTATGACAACCTTCGCCATTGACACTGACAACACGATCACCGCCTACCTCGCCGGGGAAGCAATCCCCGAAGGCCAGGCGCGATTCGCGAGCGAGAAGGAGCTCGCGAAGCTCTCCGTCAACTGGCCCGCCGAGCGGCTGGTCGAGATCTGGAACGGCTTCGCCGGCGTGCCGCCTTTCGGCGACCTCAAGCCGGTGAAGAAGTTCACCGATCGCAAGACCGCCGTCGCGCGGATCTGGAAGGCGGTCCAGGCCCTGACGCCCACGGCTGCGCCACAGGCGGCCCCTGCCGCGCCGAAGCAGGCCAAGGCGGCCAAGGAGGCCACCGCGCGCGACGCGGCGAAACCCGCGCGTGAAGGCTCCAAGAAGGCTATCGTCCTCGAACTCCTGCGCCGCCCCGAAGGCGCCACGCTCGCCGACATCCAGGCCGCGACGTCCTGGCAAGCCCACAGCGTGCGTGGCTTCCTCTCTGGCGCGCTCGGCAAGAAGATGGGCCTCACTATCGAGTCCATCAAGACGCCCGATGGGGCGCGTTCCTACCGCCTTAAGACCCAGTAGCATCCAAGCTCCCACGCCGCCGCCAGCCTCAGTCGCTGGCGGCTTCTCTCTTCCTCTCCACCAGCGCCTCGATGCGCTCCTCAAGCAAGGCCTCCCGCAAGTCAGCTTCCGCTTTTCGGAGGTACAGGCCGTTCAGGCGCAGAATCATGCGGTTTTCGAGTTCAGCAAGTTCCTTGCGGACCTCGGCCAGCAGCGCCCGGTTCTGGAGGCTCACGTAGGTGGCAATCAGGCCGGAGGCAAGGCCGATGGCCGGCACGATAGCAGTCAGGATCCGCTCATCCA